GAAGAACCTTCTGACGGAGGGTTGAGCGCTGTAGTGTTCCCAGACCAACATTAAAAGCAAAAGAGACGAGGCCATCAAAGTTGCCTTGGGTAAGACTAACTGGGCATAGAGTTGATACACCCCACTCAAAACGAGCCAGATCTGCTCTAAGAATTGCATCGACTTCCTCCATCGGGTACACACGGTTATCTTCTGGACGTAGCTGGATAGCCGCCCTTTGGTCTACAGGCAACCTAGCCTGTGAGTCATACATCAAATGGCCAACACCCACCGTCCAAAGGTACACCGAGTCCCGATAAGGCTTCTGCCTTACCCCTTCATGGTGTTTGATGTCCTCGATGCAACGAGCGCTGATGTTCATTCTTCTTCCTCGATGCTGTCTTGGATTAGTTGTTGTTTAACTAATTCCAAAGCACCAATAACTGTTGCCATGTACAAAGTTTCATCGTACTTGTGTATGACTTCAAGCAGTTCATCTACTAAACTACCAGCCAGTTTTCCTTGATTTAATATCATTTCTTTTCAAACGCTTGTGAGCCAAACCAGAATGCCACGATAGAAGCCCAGATTAACTGGGTGTCGTTGTCCCAAAGCTGGTCTAAACATTCGCTAAATGGGGTTGCGCTATGCCATGCATACAAAAAGCCTGCTACATCCACAAACACCAAAAGGCAAAACATGCCGTAGGTTAGGGCGGGGCGCACCATAGCGCGCGCATTAACGACCCACTGTGACGCACCCTTGCTGATCTCAATATCGTGCGCATACAGGGCTTGGCGCTCTTGCAGGGCTGTCTGGGCGTTGGTGACGTCAGCGTTTATCTGCACTTGCTCCGTTTGGATATGCTCAATCCGTTCTTGGGCTTCTAGACCAGCCTTCTTCAAAGTCAGCTCACGCTCTGTTTGCATGGCCGCCAAAGCAAGTTCATGCTTCTTGTCAGCACGGTCTTGGAAGAATTCCAGCAACTTGGGCAGGCCACCCATGAGGAAGGATAGAAGGGTTGATAGTAAGGTCAGCATCATTTTTCCTTTAGTTCACGTTTAAGTTTGCGAAGCTCTTTGATTTCCTGCTTGAGCTGGGCTTTCATGTACAGGGTTTCCACATACGCCATCGAGGTAACTCCAACAATGATGCATATGGCCACCCCGATTAAAACCCACCAGACAAGCTTCGTAGTTGCCACATTAGCCACCCAAAAAACATAGAGATAAACATCACGGCAATTACCCCACTTGTTATTTCAATCCAGCGAATCTCGTCTTGCTCTTTCTGCCACCGAGCTAACCTAGCCCTGCGAATCATCTCTGACCTAGCCCATGCCTGCTCTTGCTCAATCTTCTTATGCATCACCAAAAACCTGCTGTACAAGTCTTTTAGTTGAGGAGGCGCATACACCATTGCCTCCCTGACGTCTTGCATTAACTGCTCAAGCTGAAGCTCGATTAGTACGCGCTCGATCGCTTTTTTGCTGGTGTTTTGCTCTGGATTGAACTTGGTCTTTGATTCCTCTTCTAGTGCATGGTAGTGATCATTGATCTGCTGTTGTACGTCAAAGAGAGTTCCAAGCTGGATTCCAATGTCATGGAGGAGCTTAGACTCCAGCTCTTCGTAGGATTGTTGTTTCGCTTTGGCTTTCGCTTTTGCCACAGGCTTGGAGGCATCGGCGGTGGGCTTGGCTGAGAACAGTCCAATGAACCAGTTCCATAGTCCTTTGAGGGCTTTGACATCTCCAATAACTTGGTCAACAGTCTTCTTAACTCCTTCGATCTCCATGCGCCCTTGATGGAGCATGTCGCAACCTGACTTGATGGCAGATACGGCGCTCTGCGCAAGGAGGAGGAGGGAGAAGGGATCCACATCTTAGATACCAAACAGCTTCTTGACGAATTCGCCAGCAACGCCGGGGCCAAACAACACAGCGATCACCACCACATACAGGATTGTTTCAATCCTCTGCATACGATCCTTGCCCGAATCTAAGCGGTCAGAGATAACCCGATACCGCTCTGCACACACGGCTTCGTGAACGGCGAAATCTTTTTCAATATCACTCATCTTGCTTGGGTTCAGGCTGGTTCTTAGCCTCATTCTGAACTGCTTCAATAAGTTGATACACCTCTTGGTAAGGACGAGTCCCTAGATAGCCCATGATCTGGTTCAAGAGTTGTGCAGAAATTTGTAGTTTGTCCATGATTTACTCGTACAAAATATTGATTGAGCCAGCATCAAAGGTGTCTGTGCCGTTTACTGTGGTGATGCGCACGCCTGTTAAAGCGGCAGAGAGGGATTTTGTTCCAGCAGATTGAACAATAACTGCATTTCCAGATACATCAGCCCATTGGCCTTGAAAAGCCCATGTATTTCCAGTAAGCAAAGTCAAAACACAAACGCCATTTCGTGCCGATGCGGCAAGAGCACTGGTTCCGTTACCAAAACCAAAACCAGCCGTGTAACTTTGCAAACTGCTAGAGTTTGAAATTTGTTGAATTGCGTATCCAACATATCCAGATGTTTCGGCCCCACTTCCAGTAATCAATTGCAACTGAACCAAAGAAGTGCCGCTTGTGCTGACACCTTGAGACATGACAGTAATACGTTTTGCTGTTGCAGGTATACCCGTAAAGTCAATGCTTGTTCCGCTAGTAGATGCAACAGCAGTACCAGAGTTAATGACCCCCGTAGTGGTCAGGTTAGAGCCATCAAGTGTTATTGACATTTCAAAGCCCTCAGTTCAGCAGTTGTTGTGCAAGCATCAACCAGATTAGTGATGTCACGCAGTCTTTGCTTATCAGCCACGATAGCCGTAGTCGGTGCGCTAGTCTCTAATGCTCGTTGGAACAATACATCTTGTGCCGCCAACAAAGGCTCACGCTCCATGCGTAGACGCTTCTTAGTCAAGTCTTTGGCTTTAGTCAGGTTGACTGATACTGTGCCGTTGCTAAGTTCCCATGCGTCAAAGAAGTCGTTATCTGCTTGTGGCAGTTCTGAGTCTTGAACAATGATGGAGTGGCTTGGCGTGTCTTTAGCCTTGACTGCTTGGATGTCAAGTTCGCCTGTGGGTACGCATACGCTTACACCACCATTGTCGTTTGTGAAGATGATTACTTGCATTTTGTTTCCTTAATTTCCAAATACACCAACATAAATGTACGCAACATCTTGTGAAGTTCTATTAACTCCAGACGATGCACTCCAAGTTCCAATACGAACGGCAGATGTTGTTGGTACTGTATCGCCACCTAAAACATTCGCGCCTCTATAGGTTGAATTAGATGATGAATCAGTACCATTTGATGCAAATACTGAATAATTGGCATCAGAAAGAGCAGTAGTAAAATTACACGTGTAATCACCTGTGCCATTTTTTGTAACAGAACTAATATTGTAATTTGCTCTAGGTGTAATTGGCGTAGATAGCGTTCCATTAAAGTTTACCCAAGCCAAAGCATTGGTAGTCACGCCATTTGATTGGAGTTTAATAATCCCGCTAGTGTCTGCCGTACTAACCAGACCAGTAGATGTTGATGCGTTTATTGTTGTGGTCATGGTTTGCCTTCAATTAAATACTGATACACAAGCATAAACTGCGGCAGTTCCACCACCATTAAAACTAGAACAAACAAAAGAACTTGTAGTTGGTGCAACAGTTCCACCTGTGCTTGGATTAGTAAATGGCTGAAATGTGTTTGTTTGACCTGTTCCAGAAGTGGCAGACATACCACCTACAACAGAATAATTTATATTTGGTAATGCATTTGTTAGCGCAATAGTGAAATATCCTGTTGAATTTACTGTTACGCTACTTACATTAAAAGAGCCACGAATTGACCCTGTTGAACCATTAAAGTTCACCCAAGCACGACAAAGCGTACCAGTTTGCGTACCAGTACCATCATTAAACTGAGGTGGCGAGCCAGTCACACTTGACTGCACTACATCCATTAAGACTGTTCCGTATGCCATGTCGTTTCCTAGATGATTACCCAGCGTGAGCCAGAAGGAATGGTTACCGTGACCCCGCTATTGATGGTTACTGGCCCAGCACTCATAGCACTAGAACCTGCTGTGATAGTGTAATTCTGCGTCACTGTCTGTGTGTTCTCAAAGATTGGTACAGATGGAGCAAATGCTTGGCCTGTGCCGCCACCGACCATTGATGATGCTACTTTGGTAAGTGCCATTATTGGTTCTCCTCTGCGGGTTCTGGTGTGTTGCCAGCCTCAAGCCAGCGAAGGTATTCTTGGTAGTCGGTGTTGGCTGGATTGAATGGGATGAATGCGGTGTCTGACAAACGCTGAATACTAGAAGTTGATATTGACCCGTCTGGATTTTTACATTGTTTGTACATTTTTATAACTCCGCAGATGCAGTTGCTTGCCAATAATTATTAGTAGTTGCCCCACTGTATATGAATGCGGCCGCCTCGCCCGTATTTCCGACACTTGCTGTTTGGTCAGAACCAGAGCCATTGATTTTCCCAGCCGCTCCAGTGCCTGTTGAATACACAGTTACAGTTGGAACCGTTCTTTTTCGAGTTCTCCAAGCACAACTAAATCCACCTGCAGTACCAGTGTTTATATAGAAAGACCAACATCCAGCCGAGTCTGCCGTTCCCGGCACAACGCTCATGTTATATGACTTTTCGAAATATCTCTCGCACAGTTGCAGTTCAGTGGTGTACTGGCGGTACTCAAATGGGGATGCTGTTGTCCCTGCTTCTAGTTGCACACCTGTAAGATAGAAAGTAGCACCGTTTGTTCCTACTACGCTTGTTGCGCCTGTACATGAAGCATAGTTCGTTCCAGCCCATGCACCAGCCGTTCCGCTACGAGTAGAACCAACGCCAAGACCAATTGACAAACGGATGCCTTTGCCATTTGTTGTCAACCATGTTCCGCTTGTATCTCCAGCAATTGTTACCGATATTTGAGTCCAAGTATTTGCAGAACTTATTGTGTAACTGAATGGATAAGAACGGGTGCTGTCTGAATTTTGTAAAGCGCCACCAAAAGTTCCAGTTAAACTTGAATACGCCCAAAACGAAAGTGTAACAGTCTTAGCGCTGGATGTACCCCAAGCAAGATCAGCAATATTAAAACCTTCAATAAACTGAGACAGCCAAAAAAAGTCACCTGCACCAATTGAAACGGGAGATACCGTTGTGGTGGCTATGTAATTGGTAAAGCCAGCACCAACGCGAGTTGCATATCCTGTTTCAGTAGCACTGGGTGTTTGTTGAACACTCATTTTTGATGCTTGTGAGCAATCAAAATACCATCTATCTAATGTGTATGCGCTTCCAGAAGGCGTAACACTAGCCCCTGCGTTTCTCTGGTCTATGACCATTGCGCCATTGATGATGCGGTTTCGCATCGTTACGTTGTTTGAGCCGCCTTGGGCAATGTTTACTGCGAGGGTCATGCTTGCTCCTTGGGATACTTGGCTTTCACTGCCATTACTTTAGCCAGCATTTCTGTTTGGGCATCTCCACCTTTCCATAGTGCGTCTAGTTGGTCACCTATAGTTGGGTACTCTAATTGTCTCTTGGCTATGTATGCTTCTGGGTCAACCCATGCGTTGACTGCATCCATGTCTATTTCTACTTTATTGCCTTGAGCATCAAAAGCGCCTTCTGCCTCAGAAATAGAAACAACATTTGGATAAAGTTTGTATATTGCTTTATGGTTCATGCCGCTATCTCCATAACTGTTATTGTTGATGTTCCACGAGTTCTTCCAGCAGTATTGTCATCTGCTTGTGATTGATTAACGCATAAAGTAGCCGCCGCAGAATTACCAATTTGTACGCCATAGGTCGTTGATGAAGTAGTTGCGGGGCTATCTAAATAATTAAATGCCATTGCGTATGTTCCATAGGTCTGAGCAGGCCATGCGGCTGATGTGCCTAAACTTCTGCTTCCCGCTGTTGTTGCTATTGCACCAGATATAGCCGAACCACCACGGGTTAATTGGGCATTAAGATAATTTGTATCAGAACCAACAGTCATGGCAACTAACACCATAATTTTGCTTGACGAGGTTGTTGGAGTAATGCTTGCTGTAAGACCAGTAACAGCAGAAAAACTATTATTTACAGATGCGCTAAATCCAGTAGTTAATATTGTGCTTACCACTTGCAACACAGAACCAATTGGCATATAAGTCCTAGTTACGCTGTTAGCAGTAGCAGGAATAGCATTCAACACCGAACTTACATAGAAACTGATTGTGGTGATGGTGTCACCTGCTGTTGCCGCATTGGTCAAGACTACCGTTGTGCCTGTTGTGGCTGTGTAGTCTGCATTAGGCAGGTATACGCCGTTCCTAAATACTTCTAGGTATCCTACTGTGTATGAGGGGATAGTAAAGCTTGTCTGTCCTGCTGTAGCAGTTGTATCAGTGACTGTTCTATAGGCTGTAGTCGTTACTCCGCTGGCTGGGATGCCAAGGTATCTGACGCTGATGTTGTTAGTCCCCGTTGGAGGCGCGGCAGAGAAGGTCAAAGTCGTACCGCTTACCGAGTACGTGCTTGGATCTTGCAAGACTCCTGTGATTGCTACGATACAAGAAGATGTATTTGCAGGAGCAATCGTTAGAGTAAATGCCGTAGTTGTTCCATCCCCTGACTTTGTGTCTACAAGGAATGCGGCTGTGTAGGGTTGATTGCCAATATATGACATTACGCCACCTTTGCTTTGAGTTCCGCTATCTCTGCGGCTTGTGCGTCAACGATTGTTTTTAGTTCCTTGATAGCGTTAATCATGTGCCATGTGATGTTGTCTGAATTGACTGACAGAACGCCACTAGATTCTTCTTTTACGCAATCAGGCAGAACGGCTTGTAATTCTTGAGCGATAACGCCAAGTTGAACGCCTTCTTTTTCAATAGCGCAATGTGCTTCTAACTCTGTAACTTCTTCTGGAAGTTTGTATTCAAAGTTACGCACACGAATCTGAACTATTTTTTCTAAACCTTCTGTATGGTCTACGATGTTCTTTTTAAGTCTACGGTCAGATGTGGTAGACCAACTTAAACTATTTGCTTGGTTATAAGCACCAGAAGAACCGCCAATGTATGCGGTATTAGAGCCTTTCCCTGTAAATGGAAAACCCCCGCCAACCACTACCTCATTGGAATCACCAACCGCATTTGTTCTGGCATCTCTACCAATACAAGTATTTGTAGAACCAGTAGTAGTAGTTTGTCCAGCCGCCAAACCTACAAAAACATTATCAGAACCACTTGTAAGTGCTATTCCTGCTTGATAGCCAATTGCAGTTGTTCCAGCAGTATTTTGTACCAAAGCCGCCTGATACCCTACTACTGTGTTGTTAGAGGCTGTGGTATTGGCTGACAAAGCACCAGAACCAACGGCAACATTAGCACCGCCACTTGTGTTCCCATTTAAAGCGTTAAACCCAACAGCCGTATTGTCTGAAACTGTATTAAGATTTAAAGCGGCCGCACCAACAGCCGTATTTCTTGAGCCACCCGTATGGGTAACAAGCGTTCCTTTTCCTACCGCTACGTTATCACCACCAGTTGTGTTTGCTAATAATGCTTGATAGCCAATAGCAACATTAGTTGCGCCACTTGTATTGGCATTCAGCGTACTTGTCCCCAGAGCCGTGTTAGTAGATACAGAACCACCGCCTTTACCTACTGTTAGGCCGTTGATTACAAGGTCGCTTGTTGCGTTTAAGCTGTTTGAGTCTATTGTTGATATAGGCATGTTATTTACTCATACAAAATGTTGATTGAGCCAGCGTCAAAAGTATCGGTTCCGTTAACTGTAGTAAAACGAAGTTGAGTTACAACACCAGATAAGGTTACAGACCCACCTGTATAACACCCACGCGCTGTATCAGATTCTCCCATTGTTCCAGAAGCAACCCATTTATATGTTGCAGAGTCAAGCGCAGAAATTGTCATCATGCCGTGACCAACAAAGGAAGTTCCTGTGGTATTTTGATTGATACCAAACCCAGTTGTATAAAGTGTTGCAACCGCACCAGTAGCGGTGACCATACTTGAACCTAAATATCCAGACGATACGATTCCACCAGATGTTCCTAATTTAATTAAAAAATCAGAAGTTCCATTAGATGACAAACTAGCATACAACACACTGATACGCTTAACCCAACTAGGTATTCCAGTAAAGTCAATACTTGTTCCGCTAGTGGATGCTTGAGCAGTGCCAGATGTAATAACACTAGAAGCCATAGCACTTACTACCGCCCCTGACATTGTTGGGCTGGTAATCGTTGGGCTAGTAGCCAATACAACAGAACCAGAGCCTGTGCTTGATGCAAAAGAGTTAGCGTTTACCGTTCCCTGTGCAGGCGCAAATGTCTGCGTGATAGGGCTTGTGTAGTAAACATAAATGTTGTTTGTGCCACTAGGGGGGGCAGACGTAAACGTCAGTGTCTGACCTGAGATCGTGTACGCTGATGTTGGATTCTGTGGGACGTTGGCCACTGTGACCTGCACCTGTGCAACAGACGCAACTGGGCGTGAAAGCGTATACGCGGTCGTACTTCCATTACCACTGGCGAAATCAACGACAGGGGTAAAGGCTTGGGTTGTGCTTGTATTACCGATATAACTCATGTTATTTGCAGTACAGAGAGGATAAAGTCAGCAGATGTTGCGGCACTAGACACCACTGTGAATGCATCACTTGTGTTCAATACCAACTTACCATCAGCACCAAATAGCGCCAAAGAACCACCTACAGGCACCGTAGCACCTTTAACTAGGTAGTAGTTAGCCGCAGACACCACAACGTAGACGTCTACTGTGATAGGGCTAGATGTTGTGTTGGCGGCCGTAAGTCCAATCACGGTAGTCTGTGTAGACGATGCCGCAGTGACCATAGTCACTGGGGATGTACCTACGTTGCGGTTGATATATCGTGTGAATGTATTTGCCATTTATTACCCCAGAGCAATTGCCATCGCAACCGCAGTTCCAGCAGGATCGACCTGCAAATTAGTTTGTGCCGCCGCTACTGTAGTAGCACCCGTTCCACCAGAAGCTAAAGCAAGTGTTCCTGCTACTGTAACCGCACCTGTTGATGCTGTGCTAGGTGTTAGGCCAGTTGATCCAAAACTAATTGATGTAACACCAGATGCCGCGGTTGTGCTCCACTGGGGAGCTGTAGCACCAACGTTAACAGTCAATACTTGTCCAGCAGTACCGATACCTAGCTTGGTGAACGTTGTGCCTGATGTGTAATAAATCAGATCACCAGCGGTAAAAGATGTCAGTCCTGTTCCGCCTTGTGCGGTTGTCAGGCTAGAAACATACTGAGGTGCTGTAGCGCCTGCGTTAACAGTCAATATCTGGCCAGCAGTTCCAATAGACAAGAATGTCGTTGCGCCAGCACCAGATTGATAGTGCACCGCACCTGTTGTTCCGCCTGCTACGTTAGTCGCCGTACCTACCGATAAAGTAGATTGAGCTACATACTGTGGCGCTGTACCGCTAGAAGTAAGGACGTAGTTAGATGTTCCGATACCGAGCTTACTCAGTACGCTTCCAGTTGCATAGTAAAGCAAATCACCAGCGGTATAGCTAGATAAGCCTGTACCGCCGTTAGTGGTGATTAACGTACCAGCAAGAGTTATGGCTCCTGATGTCGCAGAAGATGGTGTAAATCCAGTTGTACCAGCGCTAAACGTGGTAACAGCAACACCAGTCAATGTAGACCACTGAGGGGCTGTTCCAGACGATGTCAGGATCTGGCCAGCCGTACCAATTCCAAGCTTGGTAAAAGTTGTTCCAGACGCGTAATACGTCAAGTCACCAGCGGTGTAGGACGATAGACCTGTGCCACCTTGTGTGGTGGCCAAAATCAATGGCTGAGTTTGCTTGACGTAGATTGAGCCAGAAGCATTGACATAAGACACTACGCCAACTTGAACAATCAATCCAGTTGGTGGCACCGTGTTTTGTAGTTGTCCAGCAGAATAAGGGCTGAGATACAACACTTGGCCAACTGTGTAGCTACCAGTGTTTATTCCTTCAACAAGACCATTTGAGGTTACATAGCCGATTGCGCCGTTGGCAATAGCTGTGTTGGCTAATCCAATGACCGCAGATGTACTAGAAGCGTCAGCCTTGGCCAATGCAATGTTTGGATAAGACTGGCCGCTGGACGTGCCAGTAATATACACAGGAGATCCAATTGGAATAGTTGAACCAGTGTTATTGATGACTTTGACTTGAGTCTCTTGTCCAACGTGAACAGCATTACTTGTCGCGTCGTTGTAGTACGTCAGCGCTTTTTTGGTGGTGTCGTACCAGAATCGTCCTTCAACATACGCTGGCGCCGAAATGCCTGTGTAATCTCCGTAGTTGGCGATGCCCTGTGTATTGGTGGACAACTTTGTTCCATCAAACGTCAAATTGGCGCTACCAACAACCAATCCAGAACTGTTGTACAGAACCTGTGTGGTTGAGCTAGAGCCTACGCCGCCTTTGGTGCCAATAACTTGAACTACGTTGCTTGAGTCTTTGTAAAACAGCTTACCGTCGGCAGTGTTAATAGCCAACTCACCCGCCAACAAATTGCCTGAAGTAGGCACATTGGTAGTAGTGCTTGAGTAGTAGAGCTGTAGAGGTGTAAATCCTGACTGTGCCATTTGTGTTTAATCTCCGAAGCCGGGGTCAACTAACGCAGACCCGTTGTCATATCCACCATACGTCGTGTAAGGCACCACCGTCTCTGTCAGTGGCACATCTGGTCGTGGATAACGAAGCGTTATCTTCTCTGTCTGACGAGCAGGTAAACGGTATGGGTCTTTTTGATCTGCACAACCTTGTTGACACACTTTGAGCCCGGGGAAGTTCGGATCAGGCATCGCCTCCACGATCGCGCGCTTCATCTTGCATCTATCGCAGACGAAAATCGCTATCGAAGCGTTACCTGTTGTATCCAAAAATCTTGGCATTTTTACCTTGTGTAAACTGAAATGTTCGGGCTGTAGTAAATAGGCGACTTGTCGCGCTCTTCCTGCTCAGCCATGATGAAATACTTCTCAGCTTGCGCTTCTAGGTATTGTATTTTAGCTAGGTCAACATTTGGGAGTTCTTGGCTCATTTGGTGAGCTAGCATGGTTTGTATTGCTAATAACCAGCGATCTGGAATAGCCAATGAGTTGCTCAACGATCCAACGTCTTGCACTTGGCTCGAATACCAGACAGTCATCTGATAGAAAGCGCTCTGTGGTGTTGGCCACAAAGTGATCGTTGCATTAGGAATTGTGCGGTTTAACCAGAATTGGAATGGCTGATTTGCAGTGAAATTCTTGTTGGGTAAGTTGGTGTAATCATCACGGTTCAGACGAGCCATGGTGATCTCTGTGGAGTTGACGCCTAAATACCACTCACGGATGGCCAAGGTGGTGCCACCGAAAGCCAAGATGCGGTAGTACTGGACGTTGGCCCCGGGGTCCAAGTCCTGCCATATCCACTGCCCATCCGTCACCGTAACCGCAGTCGCTGTGTATAGCGTTGTCCAGTTCACGTTGTCGCTCGATGACTGGTAGTAGTAACTCCATGTTGCTGTTCCACCACCAGCCACGTAAGGCATCAATCCAATTGATCCAATGTACTGTGGGCTGTTTGATCCGTAATCAACCACGATGTTGCCGTTAGCGCTAGTCTGCTGGCAATAAGTTGCTGTGTTGTCGTCAGCCACGTTTGAAGCTGTTCCGCCTGCACTTGAGGTGTAGGTACCCGTAGGCTGTGTCATCCAGCGATAGAGGGCGTTTAAGACGTCTACGCCTCCATCAGGCAGGGTGTACTCGTACTTGTTGGGTTGCAGGCCATAGACCTGCTTCTTAATAGCAAAATACTGGATACCTTGATTGATCAGGTTACTCAGGACAAAGAATAGCGACTGACGAGCACTGTTTACCTGCTCAACCGTCAGTTCTTCTGCCAGTTTCCCAGCACGTCTTGCACCGTTGTCAATCAAATTTTGAACGGTGACTATTGTTTGACCGACGGTGCCGCTTGTTGTGCCTGACATTTTTTACCTTACCAGCCTTTTGAGCCTTTGTGCTTTTCGTGCGTTGATACTTTGCAGTCTTTAAGATTTATTGATCCGCCTTTTTTTTCCATTTTCATTGAATCGCCGCGGTACTTAGGGCTTAACTTAATCTTTTGGCCACCAAAATCAATTTCTTTTGCAGTAGGCTCTACATCCACAATCATGGGGTCTTTTCTAGGCTTTGGTGCAGGAATTTCCTGTCCACCAAAATTCATTGTCTTAGAGGCAGGAACATCCATGATGATGCCTTTGTCGCCTGTAAAACTTTTTGATTTCACAGCTTTATCAAAAGCTTCTTGCATACTGTTGTTGTCATATGGCATATAAATTCCTTTTACCAGCCAGAGCAGTTCCAACGTTTAAGTGATGCCTTTGCTCTTGGTGCATCACCCTTTGCATGTTCTACAACTCCAGACATACGAGCACAAAATGAGTCCTTACGGGCTCCGCCTTGAGGTTGTGGAGCCTTCAAGTGGCTACCAGTCTCACGGTTGTATTTTGCGCGCCCTTTGGCGGTCAATCCAGCCCCTTTGGACTCAGGAAGCTTCTCACCCCTGCCCACGGCAAGAGAGACGCCTCCCTTGCTCATTTTGGCTGTTTTGGCTGACTCTTTAAACGCGTCAGCAGTTGGCGCGCCTTTGCTACCAACTCTGCGCATTTTTTCGCCAGAGCCATTAGCAATTCTTTGCTGTTTTGCATGAATG